GCTACTGTAACCTCTGCACGAAGCTTTTTAAACTCCCATTTGGAATGTAATTCTTTTACGTGTTTAAAATAATCACTGATACGTTCTGCTTTAAAAACATCAATGTCAAGAATAAAAATAAAGCCTTCTTGGTCAATACCAATTACAACAATTGCAGAGTCATCTGATTTCTTATGAAGAGAGAATGCAAAGTCAATAGAAGCATAAACATTTAATCTGTTCTTTTTAAAATACCAGCTTCCATTTTGTTGGTATAAGTGTTTCTTATCATAATATTGAAAACGATCCCGATTAATACGATTAGAACCTGCATCATTAGGATCATTGTAATATTGTGCAAAGAATTGAACACGATCTACATACTGTGCTTTGATACGTGCCAAGACTTGCATATCAAATCCAAAAGACTTACCATCAGAGCGTACTGTACGTTTCCAAAGAAATTCCCCGTCTTTTTCTACAGCATGTTCTTTAACATCCCATACAGGAATACGGTCTACAACACTTCCTTCTTCATCATAAATATCTACTTCTTGTGCTTTCCAAGTGGCATAAATATCATTTGGATGGTAACGTGTTCCACACGCAAGAGTAAATCCACCAGCATTAAGAATAGAAGTAAATTGGGAAGCTTTCTTTGCTACAGACTCTCTACCACCTTCTGTATAAGCATTTTCAGGAACTACTAAGTCATCTGGGATAAGAATATCAGCGTGCCAACCCGTTGTATTAGTTGTCAAACCTGCTGTAGCAACTGTAGCATCACGAATACCTTCTTTTTTACGTGTCGGATGGTCAATAGAAATTGTATCCAAACTCCATTTTTCACGTTTACCTTCTTGTGGATTAATGTATTCAGGAAAATATCTAGTATATTGAGGAGAAGTTAAGATGTTTTTAATTGCAAACAACTGCGCTTCAGCCAAACCCGCTGTTGCGGATACATAAAGAATTGTTACTTCAGGATGCCTAGTAATGATCCAAGCTGCCCAAGTAGCAACCATATGACTTTTTAAATGAGCACGAGGAAGCATAATCAGTTTGTTAGTAACTGTTGCACTTCCCATGCCAAATAGAGAATATTCTTCCATCCATTTAAAAATTTCTTTATGAATATCTCCATACATATAACCCGGATTTACTAATTGAGCAAAGAAAAATAAATCTACAAGAGCTGTTTCTCTAATTTGCTTTGCTTCTGCTGGCATCGTTTTTACCTTTTTCAAGGCAAAATCTAACCAATTATCACTCATTTATTAACAACCTTTAACATTCGTTGATAATCTTCTGCAAAATCATTTTCAATGGCTTTATTTTGAGCAAGATGCTGTTCTTTTTCCAATTTAGTAGGGCGACCTGCACCACGATTTTCCCATCCACGATCTACAAGCCATTTAGAAGCTTGATAATTACCGCTTTCAGCAGATAACATCATTGCTTTAACGCCTTGGCAACGAAGACGTAATTCTAATTCATTACGCCATTCTTCAATATGAGGAGTAAATAATTTATTTTCACAAAGACGTTGCCAATGTTGCCAATTATAAAGATAAGTCATTGCAAAATCATATTCTGTTGGATCATTTGCCAACATATATAAACGTTTTAACGAGTAAAAAGTTTTACCTTCATACTCATAATCTTTATCTTTAATTGTAAAAATAGCTGTCTCTGTGTCGTAATTACTAAATTCCAATACAAGAGATTGAGTGCGATAACGCTGCATTTTATCAATCATTTTGCTTTTGTCTATATTCATCTAATTTCTCTTTTACTTGTTGGTATTGTTTATAATAATAATTACGTTCAATAATTATTTTGTCTGCTCTGGCAGCTTCCCCTGCAAGAAATTCTGCATCCTCTCTAAAAAGGAAGGCTCCTGTACAGGTTTGGGTATTTCCGGGATTTGAGGAATTGCCACTGTCTCGTGTTTTACGCTTGCGCAACTCGCTAAGAAGATTGTCACGAGTAAGAGATATTTCTTTGATTTTATCATCTTTATCCTTTAATGCTTTATCAGAATCTTCTTGAAGCTTTTTAGAAACGTTTTGAGCTTCTTTTTTAGCCTGCTCTATAGCTTTACTCATCTCTTGTTTTTGATGTTCCACACCTTGATTATAAACGTAAGAATAACCAAAATACCCTACAAGAGTTAATATTACAATCGCACAAATTGCTGTAAATTCTCGTCCCATTTCAAATTCCCTAAACATAAGTCAGATTCAAATTTACGTCTATTTTGTAATCCTTGAACATATTTACCACCAGAAAAACTCCATGCTGGTGATCCATCTGGATGCTTATACATCCCTTGACAAGCTTTCTCAGAATTTCCTTTATTAAATTCTTTTAAAAATCCTGCTGAACAAAAATTAGAAACTCCAACGTTATACGCAAACATTGTGAACGCATAATACTGATTTTCATTCATTGGTTTATTAACACAATTTACAACACCATTACTATAAACTTTTAAATCTTTTTCTAGCATTTGTTTACACTCTTCTTTTGTGTAAACTTTATTACGTATAATATCTTTTCCAGTATGTCCAACGCAAACTGTTAGTACGCCTACAATATCTTGGTAAGGGGTTTGTCTAAACCCCTCCCAATAAGTTGTGGCAGACACTAAAGCAGCAGTTATAAGTCCTGCAAATACTTTATTCCTTGTCTCCATGTGCTCGTTTCCAACGCTTATAAAGCGCCCACCCTTTATCAATAATTAAAATACCAATATATAAAATTGTAAGAATATGGACAATATCTGGTAATGCTACTCCATAGATAGACATCCCTGTGACCGTAGCCACAGGAGATGCTTTAGCAATATCTTCAGTAATATCCATTATATTGGGAATGAAAAAGAAATAATTGTATTATCCCCAATGATGGGCTTCAAATTTTTTATTCTGACTATTAATTTACTCATGATTTAAATCTTTTTTAATTCAATACCATTTTAATTAGTTTTTATAAAGGGACATTTCGTTTCCAAACGTCCACGCGCAAAGTGCCACTAGGTATTGTTTTTGATGCACCACTGAGATTTGTAATAGTCAATACTCCTGTACCATCGCTGTTACAGTAAACATACACCACACAACCATCATGATTAGATGTATGAGAAACAGTACAAACTTCACCCTGTTTTGCACCAGCTAAAACTAATGGCCCAGTAAAAGACGAGCCATTTGCAATCGGCCCATATCCAACTGAATCAAAACGGAATTGTAAACGTCCGTCAATTTCAATACCATTTACAGAATTTAATTCTAAAGTATAACTAACACCAGCACCAAAAGAGTTTCCAGATAGTTTAAGTAAAGTTGGCCCACCTGATCCGGGGTCTAAACTCACAGCACTACGTGCAGTACTGCTGACAGGTATAATATTTCCTTCAATCAGTGTGTTGTCACAGTTATAACCACCGGAAGCGCGAAGCATTATGTTTGCAAAAGAGCCTGTAGCTGATGTACTTGAGTCTTGTACAACATTAGATGAAATTACAGTATTTTTAGTTCCTGTTAAATCAACACCAGTAGAGCCGGAAAATGAAATTGTGTTACCTGTAATAACTGTATTTAAACAATCAGTAACACCACCAGCATCAACAGTAATACTTTTTTGACCAGAGCCTGTAATAACATTGTTAGAAATTACACATCCATAGCTATGCTGATAAATTCCAATTGAACCTGAAAATGGGTTTGTAGAAGCTGAGCATCCTAACAAAACATTATTGTTATAAATATTTCTTGCACAAGTTGGTTGCGCACCAGACGAGTATTGAGAAATCCCTTCATAATCAAAACCGCTGATTAAATTACCTTCAGCAACAGAATTACTACAGCCCGCACTAAAATAAATTCCGTGTCTTCCTCGCCCAGAAGTTGCAATAAAATTATTGGAAAAAACTTTGCAACCAGTTACATTACCAGCAAGTACGCCGTAACCGCGACCAGATGTATTACCCCATAGACGTTCAATTGTGCAGTTTTCAACCCATCCATAACTACAATTATCATCAAATTTAATTGCATTTGAAAAACCAGTTGATGTTGCTGAACCACTGAATAATACGTTGCGAACGGTTAAGTATGTAGCAGGTGTTGCGCTGCTTGTATTAATAGCAAACACACTATTAGTTGCGTCTGTCTCAATCCCGTTAAGTCGCATGTCAGAGATTGAGATGTAAGCGGCTTTTGGGAACAAAAGATTAATACCTTTTGTTGTAGGTGTTAAAATTGAGGAAGCACCTTCACCAACCAATGATTGACCTTGATTTGATAAGTCTTGTGTTGCAGATAAATAATTTCCTTTTGGGAAAAATACACTTTTTCCGGTGGCAATTGCATTTGAAATTGGCTGTGTGTCATTTGTAACTCCATCACCAACCGCACCAAACCACTTAACAGAAACAAAACGAGAATCTTTACGTTTCCATCTTTTACCATTTGTACTAACAATAATTGTCCCACCATTATCTGCGCTTGAAGTGTCTGTAGAATCATAAACAAATTCACCTGCAATACTTTGAGAAGTAATAAAGACAACTTTATTAGAGCCAGTATAATTCCTTAATGCTGTGTAATCTGCTAATTGAGAATTAAAGAAATAATTAAATACTTCAACAATAGCAGCTTGTACATTGGTACTTAAAATTTGAGCAGTAGGGCTAAAAGAAATTGCTGAAGCAATAAATCCTAATATTGTATTTTTATCTTTAATGTCTTTTACACGTACAGGTTCATTATCTAAAGCAGGAGTTGGTAAATTGTAGATATGTTTTCCATTCATATCTAAATCATTATTTACTGTGTTTGTTTCACCTGTCGGTAATGTACTCCACAGTACATTATTATTCAAAGCATTCAT